TATTGGAAATGCAATTAAGGCTGTTGCTTTTGGTAAATATTCAATGCCAATTGCTAGTAAGTATGTAGATAGTGGATTTAAGTCATTAAATGCGGAAACAACGAAATTATATGATGAAACTGGTATAGATTATAACATCTTAACAGACTATATTGATTATAGTGGTGAGGCAACTGTAAAAGATAGCAATGGATATAGTCAATATACAGATAAAAATAATAATATGTATTGGTATGATAAAGAAAAACAAACACTATATTCGTTTGATTATAAGAAATCATCAAAGAATATTAAGGATTTGGAGAAATCATCAAAAAAAGAAATGTTAGTAGAGTATGTTAATAACCTAAATATAAACGATAAGGAAAAGATGGCATTATATAAATATAACATTATTTCTTCTACTGTCAGCGACGATGGAACGAGTGGATTGTCTGATATGGAACATATGCTAAAAAATGGAATGACAGAAAAAGAATATATGAACAGTTACACTAAAGCAATAAACAACAAAATTAATTTTCCAGACGCCAAGGAATATGACAAAATTAAAAATGCAGGGTTAAAAGTAGATACTTATTTGGATTACAAAATTAATGTGAAAGAAAAGACTTCCGAGAAGAGGAAATCTACAAAAAAAGAAGATATTGACTTGAACGATGTTGAGAAAATGAAAATCTTGCAAAGTTCTAACTATTCTACCAAAGAAAGAGAGGCTTTGTATTGCAATTATATTATGAGCAAGTCAGATGACGACAAAGAAACTACTTATGAAAAATTAAAATCGTATTATAAATCAGAAAACATTATTGACCAGTATTTAGATTATAATGTAAAAGCAAACGAGAAACTAGAAGAATTAAAGAAAAGTGGCAAGAAAAAGGAAGGACAATCCTTAAGTGATAGGGAATGTACGCAATTATTGGTAGATAGTAAATACAGTAAAGAACAAACTGAAGCATTGTATGTAAATGTAGTTGCCAGCGAAAGCAATAAAAACAAATATGAGATTCTGAAAAGTATGAACAAAGGCAATAGCATTGACCCTTATTTGAAATTTATGTTGTCAGACCGTGAATCGGACAAAGAAGATGATGGTACAAAGAGTGGAAAATCAATTGACGGTACAAAGAAGAAAAAGATATTTAATACGATTGAAAGCCTAAACATAAGTAAAATTGCAAAAATTTATCTCTATGGAACAGAGTATAATTTGAACACAAATACGGAAAGGCATAACTATCAATCAATGATGAACTATCTTGGTGGATTAAGTAAAAAAGAACAATTAAAAATCGTAAAAACATTAAAAGGAGCTGTAGAAATGAAGAATGGAAGTTATAATTGGTAATGTCGAAATATGTCGATAAATTTTATACACAAATCGACGTTTTTCGACAAAGGATTTATTGTTGTGGGAATATAATACTTATAGTGAAAGGAAATAAGTATTATGAAGGAACATTCTTTTTTAGATTTATTTATTTTTGTTTTTTGCTTTAGAATTGTAAATAGTATGATTAATTATATTATTTCTAGCATATTTTTTGTTAAACCTATGCGTGATAAATATAAAATAATGGCTTCTGGACTTTCAAACAATATAAAAGATAGATATAACTATATACTTTTTGATATTCTTGTTATTTGTTTTTATTTTTATATAATTTTCTTTATTAGTAAGGTATTTCTTAGTGTAATAGTGACAATACATTTTATAATTACTTTATACTATTTTAACAAATATAGAAAATGGGATATTGTAGAATATGTTAATTATTTTTCAGAAGATTTATTTGATTGGGATAAGATTTATACTTTAAAAATACCAGAAGATGTAAAAAGAAATTGTTTTGCAATTCATAATAAAAATTATGATGACTATAAAGATATCTATATTAAGCATTTGGAAATGAAACGATATTTATTACAATCTGATATAGATGATATAAAAAAATAAAATAGTAAAAGTAAATATTTTCAAAACATCAGAGAAATCTGATGTTTTTTTATTAGATTAAAAAAATATAAAAATGCTAAGCAAATCGCTTAGCATTTTTTAAAGGTTCTTGTCTTTTTGCTTAGCCAATTGTCTTTCTATGTAAGAAATCGCTTGAAGTCTTATCATGATACGATTATCACTAAAAAGTCGTATCATGCCTTTGGAGGCTAATTCTGCAAGGCCAGGCATAACTTGACTATTATCTGAACCAGAGAATAAGAAATGAGTAGAAAGTGTTCTGGAAGTATAAGAATCAGGTACATGGCTATCTTTGTGAATTTGATATTGGTTATAGATAGAATGTAGAAGCTGTTTGGCATGTTCAGATAAGTTGAAGCGTATCAAGGGAATCACCACCTTTCATCTTTTGTGTAACTAGAAAATTATATCATAAAATTAGACAAATGTAATATTTAATTGTCGACATAAATTGACATGAAGTGACAATTGGTAACAATAAAAAAGTAGGTGAATTATGGAATTACAAAAAAGAGATAGAGGTTCTGTGCGAACCGCACGAGATATTGAAAGAAAGTATAATTTGGGTCGAATTGCTGAAAATGAAAAAAAGGCGAATATGGCTTCGGAACAGATTGAGAAACTTTTAGAAGATACAAAGGAATTAGAAAATCAATATGCTTTAATTGAAGAAACTGTAAATGAAAATAAACAAAAAATTGATGACTTAGAAGATAACAAAGCGAATCAATCAGATGTTGAACAACTAGCAAATAGTAAAGCAGATAAAATAGAAATTGAGCAATTGGAAGATTGTATTGCGGAATTAGAGAATAACAAGGCAGATAAAGAGGATTTGAAAAGTTATTATACTAAGGAGGAACTGAATGAAAAGTTAAAGGATTTGACGGCAGGCTTACCTTCTTTTCTGAGAAAAATCATTTATTATGAGACGACGGAAGATTTTGAAGTTTGTTTTAGGATGCCGAGTGATTATAAGGAAGGTTGTTTGGTGGATGTTTTTATTAATGGTTTGAAATTGGAGAGGAGTAAATATTCGATTGATTTACAGGGTGGAAGATATTTGCTAGTTTTGGAGGATGGTTTGGATGTGATAGGAACAATGGTGGAAATTGATATGATAGAAGGAGTGAAGGAGGGAGAATTATGATTGCGATTGATGAAGAAGATTTGACAACGATTTATTTGACGAGAGGGGATAAGGTGGAGAACCTTTCTTTTTTTTATCCGGTTTGGAATGAAAAGACTGGGAAGGAGGAGAATTACAAGTTCCGAAAAGGGGATAAGATTTCGTTTATTGTTGTGAGTAAAAAAGGATACACGAAAGATGAAATATTGCGAAAGGAATTTGTTTTGAAGGAAGCAACTGAAAATCCAGTGATTGAACTTTTTCCTGAGGATACGAAAAAGTTTGATTTGAAGAATAAACGAGTGACGTATTGGTATGACATTGTTTTGAATGATACGACGACAATATTAGGTTATGACGAAGATGGGGCTAAAAAATTGATTGTTTTTCCGGAGGGAGGTGAGAAGATTGGATAGATTGCGAGGTCGTTTAGGGTTTAAAGGCGAAAAAGGGGATACTGGAAAGGTTGGAACGCCGAAAGTTTATCAGGGCTTGTTTGCAGAATTACAGGTGGATACGAATGTTGATACGAATTATCATTACATTATATTGAATGAAACAGATTCTTATTGTGGGCATTGGGTTTATTATGATGAGAGTGATGAGGTTTGGCGAGATGGTGGTTTGTATCAGGCGCAAGGTGTTGGTAAGAAGAGTATTACATTGGATATGCTGTCAGAAGAATTGCAAGAGGTTTTAGGACCTTTGATGGGAGGTGAAAATCATGAATAAAAGGGTAGAGAATTTCGAGTTTTATCGAGGGGATACGTATTCGAGAAATATTGTGCTGGAGAATGTGACGGTTCCGATTGATGAACTTTATTTTACGATAAGGAGTAATGATAAGGCAAAAGTGCTGGTTCAGAAGAAACTGAAGAAGGGTCTGGAGATTGTTTCGATTGAGGGGGATGTTTATCGAATTTTGCTGACGGTTGAGGCGACGGATACGGATAATATGCAGGCAGATTTTGAGTATTTTTATGATTTGGAGTTGATTTCTGGAAGTAAGAAGAGAACAATTTTTGAAGGCATGGTTGTTTTGGCAACGGATTATACGAGAACAAGAAATGAGGTGTGATATGTTAGAGGATATTATAATTAGATTGGAAGATAATTTTTCGGAGTATTTGACGGATATTCGCGAGAATGAGGATAAGAGGATTGCGAATGAATTGGCTAGAATTGAAAATGAAAAGGCTAGGAATGAATATTTTGAAAAATTGATTGCAGAGACGAGAAGTTACTGGAAACGAATTAAAAAGGTGTATGGTACTGTTTCAGAAAATGAGAATCGATTTGCTTTGCCGGATGAATATACAGAGTTGTGTATGTTGGATGTGTTTGTGAATGGGTTTTGCTTGAATCAGAATGAGTATGCAGTTGATGGGCATGATGTTGTATTGGTGAAACCGCTTGATGTGGTTGGAACGGTTGTGGAAGTGGTTGTGACGAGAAATGCTGTGATTACATCGGAGGATTATGACAATTTGAGGGGGCTTCAAGGTTTTAGTGCATATGAGGTGGCTGTTCAGAATGGATTTAAGGGAAGCATGGAGGAATGGTTATGGTCTCTTAATGGTTCTGGTGGATATGAGAGGTTTGTTTCTTGGTATAAGACGACGTCTGCAAATGAAAAACGTATTAAGTTACCGAGTGTGTATACAGAGAAGCATTTACTAGATGTGTTTGTGAATGGATTTAAGTTGAGTGGTGAGGAATATTCTGTGCAAAAAGTTGGTACAGAATATTTTTTGGTTTTGGCGACTGCTTTGGATGTTGTGGGGACTTCTGTTGAAATGGATGTGATTGATGCGCATCCTTCGAGCTTTGTGGAAGAAGATCCGACTGTACCGGACTATGTGAAAAATATTACTGAGAGGGATATTGACAATTGGAATGGAAAAGTAAATCAAGAAATAGGGAAAGGTTTATCTACGAATGATTTTACAAATGAAGCAAAAGCAAAATTAGAAGATTTAGATAATTATAATGATACAGAAGTAAGACAGAAAATAACTGCTATAGAAACAGAGCAGATAACCCAAAATGAAAAGATTGAAGAAAATACGAATAAGATTACGGCAAATGTGGAAGAAATAGCAAAACTGAAGGAAGAAAATGCGATATTGAAGTCTCAGTTTCCAGCTGGAGAGGCAGAGGGAGAGAGTATTACTTTGAAGGATAGCGCAGAGGGGCTGGAGATAGAGGGCTTGAGGATTGGAGGAAATAGTTATCAAGAGGTTGGAGAGATAACAGATGATGAAGAAAATGTAATTGGAAGCAAGCCGTCGATTGAGAATCCAAGTGAAATTGAGGCTGTGAAGGAAAATGTTGAGGTTGTGACGTGTAATAAAAATTTGATTGAGTTTGCGAAGGAAGATTGGATAGGAGGCTATTTTAATAGTGATGGTACGGTAAATAGTTGGGGAGGAACAAAGGAGGGATTAATTGATTCGAGATACTATATGATTCCAAATAATTTGATTAATATTGTGCTTAGTTTTATGCCATTAAGAGATTTAAAGATAGGTAGGGGTGGACTTGCTTTTTATAATGAAGATAAGAATCCAATTAGTTCGACAGGAATTAATATTAATGAAAATATTTTATATTCTAAGGGGATGAGAGGGAGTATAAAAGCTAATGTGAGTATTCCGAATGGAGCAAAGTATTTTCGATTTTATTTGAAGTGGGTTAGAAATTCTGAGAATGAAAGTATTGATATGTATGAGGAGTTTTATGATTATATAAGTGATTTGCAACTAGAAGTGGGAATAGAGACGTCGGAGTATGTAGAACATCAATCCCAAAATTGCACAATACCAGTACAACAGGAAATGCTAAAAGGGGATTATCTGGATTTGGAAAGAGACGAAGAAGTTCATGTGTGGGGAAAATGGATTTTGGATGGAGTGAATCAGAAGTTGATTTATAAACATACTAGCTTTGTTTCAGATACACGAGGATTTTATTTATTTAATGTAGAGAATAAGTCAGAGGAATACACAAGTGGTTCTGCTGGAATGGTTTTATGCACACATTTGATAACATATGATAATATGATTCATTCAAATGTAGTAGGACAAGATTGTATATATTGGCAAAAGACGGATAATGTTTTATATTTAAGTATACCGTTTGTAACTTTGACTGAGGCGAATAACTGGCTAAAAGAACAATATGAGGCAGGTACACCGGTTACGATTTATTACAGATTAAAAGAGTTAATAAGGATACCATTTACGGAAGAACAAAAACAGAAGGCGGAAGAAATGAGGCACATGAGGACGTATAAGGAAGTGACGCATGTGGAGAGTGTTGCAGAGGGTGTGAAGCCTAGTTTGCGTTTTGGGTATCGAAAGGATTTGCAAATTGAGAATGAGAAAATGAAGGTAAGACTAGATGAAATAGAGGCTTTGTTGAGTACGGCGTCGACGTCGGCGTTGTTGCTAGATAATTTAGAAAATGATTTGAAAGGTGAGGTAATGTAATATGTTAGTAAATTTATTGGAAAATTTGATTGTAAAGAAGTTTTATGAGGATAAAGAGGAGATACAAGGTAAGCTGAATGTGTTTTATGCGATGAATAAGATTGACGAGAGAGTGTATAGTGATTTGACGATGAAGGTGGAGGAAGTTTATTTTGTGGCAGAACAGGTGGAAGAAAGTATGGAAGTAACAGAAAATGTGAAAGGGGAGGAATAGGATATGGGAAATTTAGTGAAGAAGAATAAGTGTTTTGAGGCTGGTGTGTCTCAAGGAGATGTTGCGACGAGTTCTAAGGCTGGTTTGATGAGTAAAGAAGATAAGACAAAGTTAGATGGAATTTCAAGTGGTGCGCAGAAGAATACAATTACAGGAATTAAGGGAAATGCGGAAAGTTCTTATCGAACGGGTAATGTGAATTTGACGCCAGAGAATATTGGTGCTTTGCCGGAGGCTAGTCGAAATATTGTTCCGTCTGGTGACCGAACGTATGATTTGGGGGCGACTGGTGCATTGTGGAATCATGTATATGCGAATGAGTTGAATTTTCCATCACGGTTGGATTAGACAGAGTTCAGAGGCAACGGTTATGGGGGTTGCGACTTACCTTACGATAAGAAGTTGTTTTGATGTGGATGCTTTTATGCCTGTATTGGCGAGTGCTTTTAATGTAAATTCTTCAAGGAGATATAAAAAGAATATTCGAGAGATGACAGAGGAAGAAGCAAATAAAATCGATGAATTGGAGGTGAAAATTTTTGATTATATTGTAGAAAAGAATGGGATAAATGTAGCAGGACTTATTGCTGAAGATGTTTATAAAATATTTCCGAATGTTGTTACTTTAGCGGAAGTGAATGGAGAAATGGTGCCAGATTCGATTGATTATTCAAAGCTTGTTACTCCGTTATTGAAAAAAGTTCAAATGCTGGAGAAAAGAGTAACAGAATTGGAGGAAAAGGGAGGAAAGGAATGATGGAACAATCTTTTGAAACGGAAGTATTGTCTAGACTTGCGGTGATTGAAAGTAAGTTGGATGGATACAAGGATATTAAAAGGGTGGCGTATGAGGCGGATACGTTGAGTAAGGAGAATGAGCAGGATATTAGAGAGATTGAGGATAAAATTAAATGGCTGTCTCGAACATTGGTTAGTGCGATTATTACTGGTGTTGTGGGGATAGTTTTTTTGTTGATTAAAATAGGAATGGGGGTGAGTTGATATGAAAGTATCGAAGGGAACAATTGTGAGAACGATTTTGTTGTTGATTGCAATTATTAATATGGCATTACAGCATTTTAATATAGACATTATAAAAGTAGACGAATCAGAAGTTGCTAGTGTGGTTGAATACATAATTCAAATTGCAATTATTGTAGTTGGATTTTGGAAAAACAACAGTTATACGCAGAAGGCAATTGAAGCTGATGAGTTTTTGAAAAAGTTGAAAGAAAGCGAGGAATAGAAATATGGATAATAAAGAATTTATGAAAAAATGTATTGAATTGGTCAGAGATTATGCAAATGAACATTTAGATAAGTCAGATAATAAACAAATAACAAATGAGGATGTATATGTAGTTTGGAGTTGTAAAACTTTACAAAATAGCAAAGCGTTGCTAAGTACAACTTTGTTTGATGGAATGTATTATGAAGTTACGTTAAATGGAGATAAAAAAGAAATTTACTTTGATGCATATAAGAAACTTGAAAATAGATGTATCAAGGTAGAAAGGGAGGAATAATAGTTATGAAAATAATGATTAGTCAGCCAATGAAAGGCAAAACAATGGAACAAATAAGAAATGAAAGAGAAGAATTAGTAAGGAAATTACAAGAAAAAGGCTATGAAGTAGTTGATACGATTTTTACAGAAGAACCACCAACTAATTGTGATGAAGCGCTATTTTACTTGTCAAAATCAATTGAGGCAATAGGTAAAGTTGATGGTGTTGTATTTATGGCGGGTTGGGAATATGCAAGAGGTTGCAAGATTGAACATGAAGTTGCAAAAGAATATGGAAAATTTGTAATGGAGGAAAAATAAATGAATTTTGATGAATTTGTAAAAAAATATAATGGAAAAGCAACAGATTATGACGGTGGTTGTGGTGTTCAATGTGTGGATTTGGCAAAACTATATATGGATAAGGTGCTAGGCATAAAAATTGGAGCAATTGGAAATGCAGAGGCGTATTGGAGAAGATATAATGAATTATCTATTCTAAATAAAAACTTTAACAGAATACCTAATACGCCAGATTTTATTCCGCAAAAAGGCGATATTGTTGTGTGGGGTAAAAAACATGGTAAATGGGGACATATTGCAATTGCTGACGGTGTGGGGACAACTTCATATTTTTACTCGTATGACCAAAATTGGGGTGGAAAAGGACAAGGAATGACTAGAATTAAACATACATATAAGAGTGGATTTGAGGGAGTGTTGAGACCTAAAAGACAGGATTTAATAAATTCTGTCAAATTTGCACAGGGACAGGCTGTTGAAATTAGTGTACCGTTTTATCATACTGGGGCAGTTGAGGGAAATCGATTTCAATATGATAATAGGACGGAGATTTGCTGGATTCATGGAGATACGAGAAGTTTGATAAAGAATGATAATTTGAAGGCTAGGGCGATTGTGGCTTGGGCTGAGGCAGAGAGGGTTTTGGTGCAGGTGTTTGGAGACCAGTTTTGGATAAAAATGAGTGATGTTGTGAAATGTTTATAAGAATTTGACTTTTTGAAAAAATTTAATTATAATTGAAGAAGATAGAACTTAATAAATTCTATCTTCAAGGTCTTTTAAGATTGACTTAACAACTTCGTCGTTGTGTTGTTGTTTTAAAAGATTCTCATGTGCTAGTCGATGTTCTTTGCGGTCTTCGACTAGCTTTTCAATTAATTTTCTAAACATTTCAATACCTCCTTTCGAGTATAGTTATATACATAAAGACATTATCTGTCAATGGGAAAAAACAGTTACAGGCAATTTTAAAAAATATTTATTTAAAGTATTGACAAAATTAGAAAAATGACATATAATAACACTATAAATTGTTGGGCTGATATTTGAATGAACAGAAGAAAGAGCATGTTGGGGGATATGCTCTATTTTTATAATATTATTAAAAAAGAGATATAGAAAAAACTATATCTCTTTATTCATTATATTTATAAGTAAATCGATGAGTCGACTCATTTCTAAAACTTCTTCTGAATCTAGTCCGTGCTCGTCAACAATTTCATTTAATTCTTCTTTTAAATCTTCGATATCGTCTGTGGTATAGAATAAGTCTTTGATGTTTACTTCGATGGCGTCAGAGATTTTTTTAAGTGTTTCTAAGCTACAAGTATTTAGATGATTATTTTCAAGTTTAGTTAAATAAGAACGAGACAGTTTGGTTTTTAGACATAATTCTTTCAATTTTATTTTCTTTTGATTTCTTATTTTTTTGATTACAAAAATAAACATTTTAACACCTCTATATATAAAATAACCAGAAAATTTAAAAAAATAAGGTAAAAATTTGCTAGAATGGCGCACTATTTGAGCCATTTTTTTTGAAAATTTTTGTTGCAATTTGTCGAAAAATGTCGTATAATAAAAATACAAATGTAAAGAAAGAAAAAAGGACGTTAATTGGAGGTGAAAAATGAAAAAAACAGATGTAGAAGAATATGCAATGAAATATATTATTAGTAGAAAGGAATATAAGAAGTATTTTAATAAGCAAGTAATAAGTAAAAGTGAATATGATAATTTTTGTCGTGGAAAAAGTCGTAGTAGGAAAACTTTTTAAAAATTTTCAAAATAGTATAGAACAATAAGTGTAGTATTTATAGTATTTGCAGGACTGTGGAAATGTTTGAAAAAGTTTAGAGATTAGTAATAGTAACCAGCCCAGCCAAAATAAAACTCTTAATATTCCTATAAAACAAGGAATGTTAAGAGTTTTTGTTTAGAATAAAGTCGTAGTAGCGTCGTAGTAACTAAATTTTATTTATATATTCCACAAAAATGTCTACTTGTTTATTTTTAAATTTATCAAATATGGTAGTATATGTATTAATAGTAGTTTGAATATCAGAGTGACCTAATAATTTTTGTAATACTTCGGCAGGCATGCCAGCCTCAATGCATCTTGTTGCATAAGTATGACGCAACATATGTTGATTGTAACGGCTTTTTTTATGATTTATTTGGCGTGTTTTTTCATTATTAACTTTTCTTGTAATAATTTTTGTTTCTATACCTAAATTTGCATTAGTACAAATTCTATTAAATTGTAAATTCATCATAGAAACACTGAAAGGCATATTGTTCGACCTTGCGAATATTAAATCTGTTGTAGATTGATTATAAGATATTTTAAGTACATCTTCAATAAGAGATGTGATAGGTATAATTCTGCATGAATTATATGTTTTTGTTGTTTTACCAATAATTGTATTTCCAAATTCATCACGTGTTAAAGTTCTTTGAATATTAATGGTCTTATTCTTAAAATCTATATCATCTTTTTTTAATGCTAAGATTTCTCCCATTCTCATACCAGTATAGATTGCAAGTGTAAAAATATTTTTATATTTTTCGTTTTGTAATTGTGCCATAAAAGCCTTTTGTTCTTCAACTGATAAACTTTCCACTTTAGCATTTAATTTGTCAGATTTTGGCTTTATAACATTAATCATAGGGTCTTTATTTATATAATCTAATCGAATGGCTTCTTTAAAAATCCTAGAAAGCATTTGAAAGATTTTATTTATTACTTCGTTTGAATAATGACATTGCTTATCCATAAAATTTTGTAACTGATGTGAATTAATTTTTTGGATTTTTAAATTAGATATATTATCATTTTGAATTATTTTTAAGGTTGCATTATCTTTGCCGTATGTTGCAGATGAGATTAAGTTTCTGTTAAATTTATTATCGTTTATTTCTTTTCCTAATTCATATAAAGTAATATCGTTTTTTTCAATATAAGTATTGTCATTTAATGTTTTTTTCATGTTAGTAACACGTACCTTGAAGTCCTTGACACGTTCATTTTGTTTTTGTCTCATTTTGTGTTGATTACCATTATGATAATATTGAAAAATCCATTTTTCTTCTGCGTCACTATAATAAAGCGAACCTTCGCCATTTCCAACTTTACGAGCCATGTTTTACCTCCCATAAAATAAGAGTAGGGGTTAGCTACTCTTTAGTATTATTTTTCATTAAAAAATTCTTCAGTATCAAGTATTTCCCTTAATTCTTCTATAGAGTCAGTAGAGGTGATGTAATTATAAAGCAAATTATTTCGTTTCGTATCTCTATAACAAGAGTAAGCTATAAGTAATGATAAAATGATTATTACAATCCATATACCCTTATTATATTTTTCTTTATCGCCTATATTTAAGCTTGCATCAAAATAATTTAATGCAACTACAATAATAGTTGTAACCATAATAGAAACAAAAAGTATTCCTACTAAAAAAAACAACTTATCTAAAATTACCATTTTTTAAAATCTCCTATAACTTTACCCAAAATGTTAAAACTTGTATCTTTAGTATTAACTATTCTTGATGAAAAGTCGCTATAAGTTGATTCGGGTTTTAATTCAATAAATCCATTACCTAAGTCGTTAAATCTTTTTAGTGTAACTTCATTGTCGCCATTTACCATAGCAACAACAACATCATTATTATCGCAAAAGTCTTGTTTTCTTACTAGCACATAAGCACCATTTCTTACTACTTTATTCATAGATTCGCCTTGCACAACTAAAAAGAAAAATCCGTCAGGCTTGTCTATATTATACATAGATGGGTCTATAGGCAAATAACCTTCTATATTTTCATCAGCCAAAACAGGTTCTCCCGCCGGAACACGTCCTAGTATTGGTATTAAAAACAAAGAGTCCAAATCCATCTTTTCTAAATTACGGATGTCAGACTTACCTAGTAGGTAGTCAGTTGAAACTTGAAATAAATTAGCAAAGTCTTTAATTAATTCTAAAGATTTTGGCTCATACATACTTGTTTCGTATCTGGATAAGGCGCCAGACGAAATATTAAGTTTTTCACAAACATATTCTTGAGTCCATTTTTTTTCTATTCTTAGATTTTTTATTCTATCTCCAAAACTCATAGTAACCAACCTTTCTATATAATTATACTTTCATTTTATGAAAAAGTCAACATAATTTCAGAAAATGAAAATATTTTTAAAAAATTTCAAAAAAGGTATTGACAAATTTCAGAAAATGAAATATTATATATTCAGAAACTGAAAGGAGGTAAAAAAATGTATGAAAGATTAAAGGAAATTAGAGAAGCAAAAGGTTATTCTATTGAAGATATGGCAAAGATAATAGACAAATCTCCTTGCAATTATTTCAAAAAAGAATGCGGTGATGTAAAGTTTTCAGTAAATGAAGCATTAAAAATTTCTAAGTTTTTAAAAACAAAGGTTGAAAAAATTTTTTTTGAAACCGAACTTTCAGAAAATGAAATAGATTTTTCCCAAAAATCTATTGACAACTAAAACTACGTTTTAGTAACTAAAAAATTTATAGGTAAGATTGAAAAAAAGAGGGGGGGCAAAATGGAAGAATTATTAACGTTTAAGCAATTATCAGAAAGAACTGGAATAAATGAGGGTGCATTTCAAAAACAAGCACAATTTGATGATGATTTTCCAGTACAAAGATGGACAATTCCATTTAGAGTAAGTTGGACAGCATTTCTTGAATATTGCAAAACAAAACATTAAGGAAAGGAGAAAGTAAAATGAAAAACAAAAGAAGATTAAAACAAGCATACTGGAAAGGCGTAACAGATGTAATAAGTTGTATCGGAATAAGTATGACATTTGCGGTAATGTTTGCAATATGGTGGTAAGAAAGGAGGAAAAGGAATGAAGAAAAAACCAGATGGATTTAGTTGGTTTGTGTTAGGGTTTAACGTTGCTACATTAATTGCAATATTACTTAGCGGTTAAAAGGTTCTTATTAAAGCAATTATAGCAACAATTAAAGCCAAAGTTTCAATAAAATGCTCGGCTAACCAGATAGACCAAGATACATTTTTATATGTATTTCCTTTATTTGTAGAACGGATTTTTTCATCGTTTGTGAATTTTATTAAGTCTAAGGTTTTTAAATTATAAACAATTTCAACGAGAATATCAATAGAAACTAAGTTTTGGTTTGCTAAATCAAGAAAACTGATACCGTCAGATTTTATTATAAAATCTAATACTTTTTTAGTATTTTTATCCATATGCAATTACCTCACTTTCTTTCCAGGTTAGGTCGATTATATAACAATAAATTACAAAATTCAACAAAGGAGGGTAAATAAAGTGTTAAAAGGCATAATAGCATTAGAAAAGTTATTTCTTTAAAGAAGGGAAAAATTATGTTTAATTTTATAAAAAGAAAAATGAAAGAATCAAAAATGCGAGAATTGGAAAGGTGTCTTTGGATAGAAGATGTTTATAAAAAAATACTTTTTGAAAGTGAAAGTCAAGAAGAAAAGGAACTAGTGAAAGAATTATTGGAAGAAAATAAAAAGCAAAAAGAAAAAATATACAGATATCTTGAAAAAATAGATACAAAGGAGGATAAAAAATGAAAGTAATATTTGGAATAATGTTTCTAGGTAGTTTGGCAACAGCAATGTATTATAAATAAAAGTTAAATAAAGCGTATGAATGTATTTGTTATTTAGATAGCAAATCAAGAAAAGGTAATCAAAAGAATAGGGCACTGCTTGTAAAACTAAAAGATTTAGTTGATAGCTACAAACATGGAGGAAATATTTTTGAAGTGATGAGAGATGTTTCAGACACAATAATAAAAATAGAATTAGATACCGACCAAAGCACTAATTCTATTTGAAAATGATAAAAATATCTGATTCATTTTTATAGTAACATAAAATAAAAATTTCGTCAAGAGGTAAGAAAAAATGTTAGAAGAATTAATTAAAAATTTTTACAGCAAAGATGGTTATTTAAAAGATGAAGTAAATGTAACTTTTACGCGAGAAGCAATGATAAAAATAGTTAATGAATTTGCAGAGTTGAAAATGAATCAAGTGGAGAAAGAAAATGAACTGTAAACATATTACAAGAAGGTCAAAAAAATATGAAATATATTGGTATTGCAGATTGTACAAGAAAAAGATTGAGTTACATAGATGCTATAGGTGTTCTTGTTGCGAATCAAAAAAATTGAAAGAAATTAGGAAAAAGAGTAATAAATTAGCGAATATGGAAAAGAAACGTTTTAGTATTTTTACAAATGATTTAGCGAAGTGTTATTACTGCGGAAAAAGACTTAAGAAAATTGATAAGCATGAAGTTTTTGGGGGTAGTAATCGACAAAGAAGCATGAAGAATGGATTTGTGGTAGGGCTTTGCAATGTGTGTCATTCTGATGAGGCGATTATTAATGAATTGAGAAAGGACTTGCAAAGAGAGTATGAAAAAAATCATACGAGAGAAGATTTTATAAAATTGATTGGAAAAAGTTACTTGTAAATAAAAATAGCATAGGAAAAAAATAGGAGGTACGAATGTCGGATAGTAAAAAATACTATTATTTGAAGTTGAAGGATAATTTTTACGATAGTGAGGAAATGATTATTTTACAGAATATGACGGATGGGTATTTGTATTCGGATATTTTGATGAAGTTGTATTTGAGAAGTTTGAAGAATAATGGGAAGTTGATGTTTAATGATTTGATTCCGTATACGCCGAATGTGCTTGCACAAGTGGTTAGACATCAGGTGGGGACGGTAGAAAAGGCATTGAAGATATTTGAACAACTTAATTTGATAGAGATTTTGGATAATGGGGCGATTTATATGCTGAATATTCAAAATTTTATAGGTGAGAGCAGTACAGAGGCGGATAGGGTAAGGAAATATAGGTCAAAGATTAAGCAAGATGTACAAATGTTACAACAAAGGAACGACAAAGGTACACCAGAGATAGAGAAAGAGATAGAGTTAGATATAAATAATAGAAATGGTCAGGATGAACCTGACCGACCGAGCAAAGAAGATGGACCCAATTGGCAGAAGCAGTTCGAAGAATTTTATAGTAAATATCCGAAGAAGGTTAAAAAGCAAAATGTGAAGAAATGGTTTCAAAAGAATAAGCCGAGTGGTGAGTTGTTTAGTTCTATGATGAGTAGTTTGGAACAATTTAGGGGATGTAAGGATTGGTTGAAAGATAAGGGTCAATATATTCCGTATCCTAGCACATGGCTTAATCAACAACGTTGGCAAGACGAAGGGATTTCGAATAAAACACAAAAAACGGACCTTAGCGAATTTAAACAGATTGGCTCGAATGATTTATCAGAAAGTGAGTATCGAAAGTTGATAGGGGGAAAATAGATGTTTGATGATGAGATTGAAAAGGCAGTGTTGTATTATATGATTTTTGAGCAGGAGAAGTTTGAGTTGGGAGAAAAAGATTTTGCGAATGATGTGCATAAAAAGATTATAAAAGCGATGAATGAATTGAAGTGTGAAAAAGCCAATATATCGATGATAAGTGTTGCAAATAAAATAAAAAGTAATTATACAGGAGCAGTAAATTATATTGCGAGTTTGGGTGATTTTATTTTGGGAACGACAGCAGAGTCAGCTTATGGAAAATTGATTGAATATAGCAAGAAGAGGCAAGTTTATGAATTGTTGGTAGATACAGTGAAGAAAATGAAACAAGATGAGGGAGAGGAAAAAACAGATGTTTTGATTGAAAAAATGATTAAAAGTTTGCAAGGAATCGAGCAGAGGAATGAAAGGACAATGGATTTTAAGGAACAGGTTTATAGGACTTTAGGAGAAATACAAAATAATTATAATAATCGAGCGGATTATTCTTTGTATACTGGTTTGGTTGATTTGGATAAGATGATGCTTGGTCTTCATAAACAAGAGTTGACGGTGATTGGAGCAAGACCGCGGAGTGGGAAAGACGACGCTGGCGTTGCAGATTGCGGAGCATATTGCAAGGAAAGGATTACATATTGGATTTGTGAGTTTTGAGATGTCGGATACACAGTTGATTCAAAAAATGTTTTCTAAAGTAGCACAGGTGGATAGTTATCGATTGAAGGCTGGAACGTTAGAGGATAAAGATTTTGATAAGATGGGACAAGTTTTTTCGGAACTGAGTGATTTGAATTTTCATCTTATGTCTAAGATTCGAACGATTCAAGAAATAGAGGTGAAGGCGAGAAAGTTGAAAAACAAGAATGAATTGGATGTGTTGATTGTGGATTATTTGCAGTTGATTAAGAATAGCAATCATTTTGGAAATCGTGAGCAGGAGGTTGCAGATATTAGTAGGACATTGAAGTTGCTGAGTTTGGAGCTAGAAATACCAATTGTAGCGCTGTGTCAATTGAATCGAAATGCGAATCGAAATGAGCCTTGTTTGGCGGATTTGAGAGAAAGTGGAGCGATTGAGCAGGATGCGGATAATGTGATTTTTTTGTATCGAAAAGATGGAGAGGAAGAACAGAAACAGCCGATTGTGATTGCGAAAATTGCAAAACAGCGAACAGGCGATGTGGGAAGTGCGATGTTGCTGTTTAGAAAAGCAAGTAGTGAGTTTGTGTCGCTTGTTAAGTAGGAGGTTTTATGAGGTTAGAGGATTTTTTGAAGTTGAACAATGAAGATAAGGCAAGAGTATGCCAATGGATACTGAATGGAACTGAAAAAATTGAAAAAGGAGGAAATACAGATGATTAGCGAAGAAACAAGAGCAGATTCTTTTAAGGAGTTAGATATAAAAGAGAAGCAAAGACAAGTCCTAGAATGTTTGGGAAATAAAGAAATGACGGTTAGGGAAGTTTTGAAAGAAATGCTGCGAAGAGGGTATACAAAAAATAATGATAGAAATGAGGTTGCTCCAAGGATGACGGAGTTGTTTCAGAAGAGACAGTTGGTGATTGTGGCAAAGAGGAAGGATGAGGAAACTGGAAAAGGCACAGCTGTTTATAGAAAGGCGATATTACAAGAAGATAATATGGAACATATTCCAAGGTTGGATTAGGAGGAAAATAATGTATGCAATATATGATTTAAAGGAAAGTGAAATGTGTGTAGGAATATTTGATTATTGCAAAGAAGTGGCGGAATATTTTGAGACAACGGAAAATGCAATTTATACAGATGTTTCAAGGGGGGGACAAAGAGAGCAGGAAGATATAGAATTGTGAGTGTAAAGGAATAGATTATGTTTCATATAACCAAGGAAGATAAGAAAGAAATATTACAAATACTATTAGAGTATGATTGTAGGTGTAAAATGAATATTTTAGTAAATAACTTTAATTACTTAAATGACAAGAAAACGAAGAGGGCGAAGATAAGGGAAATTATAAAGGTGTTGAATAAAGAATTAAAACAAAGTGTTAAGGCAGAAATTGTTGAAAAAGAAGGCTTGGTGGAAATTATTTATTATTAGAAAGGAAAACGTTATGACAAATGAGGAAATGTTTGAAAAGAATATAAAAATAGCGTATAAGATAGCGAATCGATACAGAATAAATTATTTGTCAGAGTATGAAGATATAAAACAAATAGCATTGTTAGCATTGTGGAAAGCAGTTTTGACATTTAATAATACGAATGCTTTTAGTACATATGCTTATGTAGTAATATCAAATGAAATTAATGAAAATTTACGAAAAAAGAAGAGGGAAAAGCAAGAGATAAGTATTAGTGCAAGTATTACTGCTGATGATAAATTAACGATTGAGGATATTCTACAGGGTGAAGATAATATTGAAAAGCTATTAGAGGATATAAGTTTTGCAGATAAAATACGATATTTGAGCGCAATACAATTTACAGACAGAGAGAAGAAAGTGTTGATTTTGTCGAAGAGGGGATATAAACAACAAGAAATAGCGGAAAGGTTACATATGTCACAAGCGCAGGTTTCAAGAATACAAAGAAGATTGAAAGATAAGATTTTGAAGGAAATGGAGAAATAAGGAATGGATTTAATTTTAATACTGATTCGGAATTTTAATCGGGCAAAGTTGTGGAATATTGATATCGGCAATAAGTTTAGAGAATGTGGGAAACAGAGTTGATGAAAATTATAAAATTTATTTGGAAAAGGAGAAGAAAAATGAGAGAAATAAAGTTTAGAGGGAAATTATTGAACTCAGGTAAATGGGCTTATGGAAATTTAGACATAAAGAAAACAGGAACAGCTATAATAACTCCAGACAAAACAGCATTAGGTACTTATGGACGAGTAAAACCGGAAACAATAGGGCAATACACAGGCTTACACGATAAAAAGGGGCAAGAAATATATGAGGGAGATATAGTAAGATTTCCCGCTAACGATGAATATGATGAGGTTAATTATATATCTTATGAATGTTGGTTTGACAGTAGAGATACATTTAAGTATGGTTGGCATTTTAGTAGATCTAAATTTCACGGTTGTTTGTGTGGAGGAAATAGTTGCGTTTCAATGGAATGGGCAAGACAATTAGAAGTAATAGGAAATGTACATGACAACAAAGAGTTATTGGAGGGATAAAGAATGGAAATAGAAGTAGGGGAATATGTGAGAACCAAAAATGGAAAAATTTATACCGTAAAAAGCACAACGAAATTTCCAGACGGAGACATACATATTTACATTAATGAAGATGTTATATTTTTTAGAGTAACAGAAATAGTCAAACATTCATTCAACATAATAGACTTAATAGAAATTAAAGATATTGTTGAAATTCAAAATGTTTCAGATAAATTATGTTTTAAAGTGGAAATTTTTGATGAAAAAACTTTGATGGATTTAAAACTAGGACTTGAAGACAACGAAATCAAACTGTTATCAATAGTAACAAAAGAACAAATGAAATCAGTAGAATATAAAATCAAGGAGGAAAAATAAATGGAAGAAGATATAGAAATATTAGAAAAAATAACAAAGTATAAAGATGATATAGGAATACCAATTTTGGGTCCACTAGAATACGAAGCAATAAGACATCTAATACAAGCATATAAAGAAGATAAAGCAGTAATGGAAAAACTAAAAAGACAAGCCCAAATGACGGCAGAAGAATTTGAGAAAGTACATAATTTGTTAGACAAAACAATTGAATTAATATTAGATGATTTATCTGATAATGGATATACAAAAGAAGAATTATTTAGAAGTTACGAAAATAGAGCAAAAGCTATTTTAGAAAGTGAGGCAAAAGATGAGCAAAGCAGATGAGATGTTTAAAAAATTAGGATACGAAAAAGAAGATGAAAATGGAAATATTATATATATACATGAAAGAAACCCCTTTAAAACATTGCGTTTTTTAACAGATAAGCAAGAAATTGAACTTAATAATGTAAATTTATTAACAAAACGAAGACTACAAGCAATAAATGAAAAAGTAAAGGAGCTTGGTTGGAATGAAAGATAACGAAGAATTAAGAAAGTTAATAGCTGAAAACCCAGAACTGCCGATAGTATTTAATATTTATACTGATAATATAAATACAGATTATTGTAGTATAGTATTTGAAGAAAGTGTAGATTGTAAAGTGTCAATAGTATATTTTACAGATGATAGAAGTTATGACGATTTTGACGAGATATTAGATGACTTTAGATGTGATTTAGTAGATGAAGATGAATTTAAAGATTTGTCAGATGACGATTATGACAAAGCAGTAGAAAAATACATAGAAGAAAATGTAAGACACTATAAAGCAATAGTCATTAGTGTGGGGTAATAATTGTGATAATAGAAACAAATTTAGTAGATTTAAACAAAGTTACATTGGATAATCCTAAAAGTTGGAATGAATGTTTAAAATACGAAGTTCCAAGACAATGGGAAGTAAGGCATATAAAAGTTAAAAGAAAACCAAAGACACTAGAAGAAAGAAAAGAAGCATTAAAGATATATCAACAAAATTATTATTTAGAAGTTACTAAATCAAAAAGAAAACAGAAAAGAGGTGTTTTAAATGAGTAAAGAAAAATCAGATGAATATTGGGAAGGATACATACAAAAGCAGAATGAATCAATGGAGATATGTAAAATATGTAGATATAGAACGAAGTTTAGAGAGTTAGAAAAACAAGAAGATAGTATATTAGAAAATAAAAAATGGGTTAGTGATAAATTAATAAGTAAAGAAAGAATAAAAAGAGTAAAAGAAACATTGCACGAATTTGATAGTAATTATTCATATGAAGCAATAGATGAAAATGGAAATATAATTGACAAAGAGGCTGACAGATTGGCAACCATATTCAATGAAGCTTGGTATTATATTGAACAATTAGAAAATAAATTAGCAGATAGTACACCCAATTCAGTAATAAGAGAGAAGATAGAGGACTTAAATTTTTCAGGCGGAAACGATGGAAAAGACGAAATTGAAAATCAGATAAGACAATTTACAATAGAGATTTTAGAAGAAATATTAAAAGAAGGAGAGAAAAGATGAGCAAAGCAGATGAGAAAAGAAAAATAATAGAAGTATATATCACAGAAAATGATGAAGAAAATACAGTTTCATTTGAATTTGAAAAGAAGGAAGATACAGAAATAGCAAATTCGACGATGAAAGCATCATTGATGATGTTTTCTAACTTAAAGTCAGACGGTTTGGAAGTAGAGCAGGAATAGTAGAAAAAATATAGGAGGAAGAAGAAATGTGCGAATATTGTGAAAAAGGTAAAAAGTTTGCAGAAAGCAAAAATGATAAAATTCATTTTGAAATTTACGGAAAGCATTTAAGGTTTTCAGGTTACATATTTCATATATTTGTGGGAAGAGATGTTCTAATAAATTATTGTCCGATGTGTCGGAAGAAAGGTGAAAGGGTAAATATCTATGATTACGAATTTTTTTACGAAGCGTATATAAAGGATTTTTCAGAACCTTCTGTGTCAAATTATGTTTTATGGATAATAATGTGTATTATGACCATACCAGTAGACATTTTAACGTTGCCCATACAGATATTGGGAATTATAGCATGGAAAATAGATTTATGGAAGGAGGACAAGTAATGACAGATGAAGAAAAGAAAGCAATTTGGTGGCTAGAAGAAATAGTAATAGATAAAGAAGAATATATAAAATATCATGGTTGGGTTGGTACTAAAACACTTGATAACATTGAAGTACTATTAAATCTAATAGAAAAGCAAGACAAAACTATCAAAGGCAATGAATGTGTAATAGAAACTGGGGCACATAATGAAAAAGTATTATTAGAAGCATTAGAGAAGAAAGACAAGATAATAGATGGAATGGCTAGAAGTATTGCTAATTATGATAGTCAATTAGTAATAAATCGTTTTAAAGATAAAGAGCATGTAAAAGAATTTTACAAAGAATATTTTGAGAAAGAAAAGGTACAGAAAATGTCTTGGGAATTACATAAAAAGAAAGATAAAAAACTATATGCAATATATTCAACTGTGATAGATGATTATATAACAGAATTTGAAGACAAAGAAGATATTGAAGATTTTTTAATAAAAACCTATACAGGAAAAGCATATATAAAAGCAAAAGAATTTATGAAAGAAGTAAACAAGGAGGTGTAGAAAATGAAAGTAATAGATTTATTAAATAAAATAGCAAATAAAGAAAATTTGCCAAAAAGAATAAAATACAAGGGTATTGTTTATGGACTAAAAGGTACTTTGTACATTAATGATGATGAGACAGACAGACTTATGGACTTTTTATATGCAGATTTTCGTAATTTAAACGATGAAATTGAAATAATAGAAGATGATGAAATAGATATACAAGAGATAGAAGAATTATCAGATAATATTGATGAAATTGGCTGGTTTGAGGTTCAAGAAAAAATAAATGAAATCATAAGAGTAGTAAATAAAATGCAACAAGAAAATAAGATGAAGGAGAAATAAGATGGCAGAAATAAAAAAGATAGTAAAAGCAACTATATATGAAGATGAAAAAGGCTGGTGTGATATTCATTATGAATGCGACAAAAGTAAAAATACTGAATGCAATAAGAAAAATTGTGGCAAAGAATATTGTAATCATACATTAGACAAAAAGTATGCAAAAAACTATGTAAATGAAGAAAAGACAGCCCGTAATGTAGTAGCGCCAATAGAAAAAATAAAAGAATTAATATTAGTGAATCATCCAGAATATAAAAATTTAAAATTGAAAGATAAAAAGACAATAGTAAATTGGTTTGCTTATTTTGACAATGACACTGAATTACTAGAATTTTTAGAATATATGGACGAAGATTAAAAGTAACTAAAATGCAAATACTAACAACATGAAAGACGAACAGATAATAAGATTGTGGAAAAGTGGCTTGAATAAATATCAAGTATCAAAGCAGTACATGAGAGAATACAATCAAAGAATAAAAGTAATACGATATGATAGGAAACATAGACATGAAAAGTTTATGACGAAGTATGAAGCGTTAGCTTATGTAGAGAAAGTGATTTTAAAATATATTAGGAGGTACGAATGAAAGATTTGAAAATATTTACAGACAATATTGAGGAAGAAGCAATTGAACAAATTGATTTGTTGTTGAAACAGGAAGTGTTTAAGGATTGCAAAGTGAGAATTATGCCAGATGTTCACGCTGGAAAGGGCTGTGTGATTGGTTTTACGGCTGATTTGGGTAATAAAGTGATTCCAAATATTGTAGGTGTCGACATTGGGTGTGGTATGTTATGTGTAGAATTAGGAAAAGTTGGTTTAGAGTTGGAAAAAGTAGATGAGGTTATTAACAAAGTGATTCCAGCAGGGAGAAATATAAGAGAATATAAATTAATGGATTTTGAGAAGATAAATAATTTATATTGTTTAAGGGAGTTGAGAGATGTTAAAAAATTTAATAGGTCAATTGGAACATTGGGTGGAGGTAATCACTTTATTGAAATTGACAAGGATGAAGATGGCAATCAATATTTAGTAATTCATACAGGTTCAAGAAATCTTGGAAAACAAGTGGCAGAGTATTATCAAAATTTGGCAATTGAGTTGTGCTCAGGAAAAGATGGTATGTTTGAAAAGAAAGAAAAAATTATAAAACAGTATAAGGAACAAGGAAGAAAAGAAGAGATACAAAAAGCATTGAGAGAGTTGGAAAAAGAATATAAAAACAATAGACCTGCCTTGCCAAGAGATTTATGCTATTTAGAAGGTAAATACAGAGAAATGTATTTACATGATATGAAAATATGTCAAGAATATGCAAGATTGAATCGATTGTATATAGCAAAAGAAATATTATTAAATTATTTCGGACATTGTGAATTTCATAGTTTTGAAACAATACACAATTATATTTCATTTGATGACAATATTGTGAGAAAGGGTGCAATATCAGCCAAAAAAGATGAAAGAGTGTTGATTCCGATTAATATGCGAGATGGTTCTATAATAGCAATAGGAAAGGGAAATAAAGATTGGAACGAATCAGCGCCACATGGAGCAGGAAGGCTCATGCCGAGAACGAAGGCAAAAGAAATGTTTAAGTTAGAGGATTTTAGGGAAAGTATGAAAGATGTTTATTCGACCAGTGTTGTAAAAGAAACAATTGATGAGGCGCCATTTGTGTATAAGCCAATGCAAGAGATTTTGGATAATATTAAAGATACAGTGGAAGTTGAAAGAGTGATAAAGCCGATTTATAATTTTAAGGCTAAAAATTAGTATGGGGAGGTACGAATGACTAAGGAAAAACTAATGCAATATTGTAATTTAGAAGAGGAAATTGACAAATTAGAAAAAAGAATAGACAGAATAGAAAAACAAAGTGAAATGGTATCTGATGTTGTTCAGAATGGCTATAAAAGACATGCTGTAATTTATGGTTTTGATTGTAGAAGAAGTCTAAAATTACAAGAACTGGAATGTATCTTGAAGCAAAGGCGCGATAGATTGCTAGATTTGCAAATAGAAATTGAAGAATGGATAGATACGATTCCAGATAGCGATATTAGACAAATATTTGAACACGTATACATAGATAATATGAATTGGGTACAAGTGCAATTAGCAATGAGTTACAATCACGAAGATACAGCAAGAAAAAAACATGATAGATTTTTAGAAAAAAATTTATAATTTGTCCGATTTGTCCGGTTTTAATATGTTATATTAGTATTAGAGAAAATAGTTATTTAAATACAAAAAAATAAAAAAAGAAAGGTGATTTGTCTTTCTTACAACGATTAAGAGTTAGTTTAGAACTAGCTCTTTTTTATTTGGAGGGAAAATGTATAAATTAGGAAAAGCAATATTAAGAATAATCTGGATAATAGACATACTAAACTTTCCATGTGTAGAATTTTTAGATACAACATTTCCAATCAATACATTAGCATGGTTTTTAATATGGTATTTTTTACCGAGTGCTGATTAAAAGAGGTGGTACAAATGAAATGTTTAGAGGATGGAAAAATATGTGGAAAGATACAAAAATGTAAAGATTGTATTTTCGATGATTGTAGAAAAACATTAGAGGTACTTGAAGAAATGAAGAAGAAAAAAGAAGATGTAAGATTAAAGAGTATTAAGAGACAATTGTCAGATAGCTGTAAAAATTGCAGCATGTTACAAATCCTAGATATAAACAAAGAAAAAATATATTGTCCATATTTAATAAAAAGAGAATGCTTAATTGGAGGCTATATAAAGAAGGAGAATAGAGATGATTAATTTTATTTTGATATTAATAGCGATTATATTAAGTCCAGTGCTGATTGTTTGTGCTTTGATTAGCGCGATATTGATTGCATGCATTATATATGTAATTGCTGTGAGTATTGCAGAAGGGATTAGGAAATTAACGGACAAGTAGGTGATTAAATGGCGAATGAAGAAAAATCAAAGGGGGATTAAAAAATGAGTGAAAGAGCATTTAAAACAGCAGATGAATTTGAAAGTAAATTTATAGAATATATTAATAAATGTGAAAAATTGAAAGAATTACCTAATATAGCTCGGATTTAGTGTGTTTGCAAATATTGATAGAGATACATTTTATGCACAACAAGAATATTACTCCGACACATATAAAAAAGTAAATGATATTTTAGAAGATAGAACGATAAATTCGAAAGATATAAATGATACTTTTAAAATATTTTATATGAAGAATAAATTTGGATATAAGGATAAACAAGAAAATGTAAATATTGAAGCAAGTTACGAAGAATACATAAAAAAAGTGGCGGATAGAGATGAGTATTAATACAAAAAAATATATAGAAGAATATGTAAAGATACGAGATAAATCAGGCAAAATTATATCTTTAAAATTGAATGAAGGTCAGCAAAAGTTATATGATGTGATAAAGAGGCAGAGGAAGGAAAATAAACCAGTTCGAGTGATTGTATTGAAGGCAAGACAGATTGGTTTTAGTACAGAGACTGAGTCGATTATATTTAAAGAAACAGCAACGAAGTTTAATGTTAATTCTGCTATTATAGCACATAAAGAGGAAGCAACAACAAATCTTTTTAATATGAGTAAACGAATTTATGATAATTTGCCAGAAGAAATAAAACCAGCTTTAAAGGCTAGTAATGCAAAGGAATTGATATTTGATAATGAAAAGGGAACAGGATTAAATAGTAAAATTAAGTGCATGACGGCAGGAGGAAATGGTGTTGGTAGGTCTGATACGATTAATAATTTGCATATATCGGAGTTGGCGTTTTGGGGAAATAATGCAAAGGAGACAGCGCTTGGTTTGTTTCAAGCAGTTCCTAATTTGCCAAATACAATGATAATTATTGAAAGTACAGCGAATGGTTATGAGTATTTTAAGTCTCTATGGGATATGGCAGTAAAAGGAGAGAGTGATTTTGCTCCTGTGTTTGTAGGCTGGAATGAAATGGCTGAATATAATATGCCATATACTGGATTTGAATTGACAGAAAAGGAGAAGGAATTACAACGATTGTACAATGTGACATTAGAACAGCTTTCATGGCGTAGATGGTGTATTAAGAATAATTGCGGTGGAGATGAGGAAACGTTTAGGCAAGAATATCCAATTAATCCTCATGAAGCATTTTTGGCAAGTGGAAGTTGTCCGTTTGATAAAGAAAAGATAATGAATCGATTACAGACAATTCCTAAATTACTTAAAGTTGGGTATTTTTTATATGATTACGATGGCTTGAAGATTACGAATATTAAGTGGGTAAATGATAAGAATGGCTATATTAAGATTTACAAAGTACCTGATTCGCCTCAAATGACAAAATATTGTATCGGTGGAGATACGGCGGGGGATGGCTCTGATTTTTATACGGGTCATGTGTTGGATTGTAAGACGGGAGAACAGGTGGCGGTTTTGAAACAACAGTTTGACGCTGATTTGTATGTGAAGCAGATGTATTGTTTGGGAATGTATTATAAGTATGCTTTGATTGGGGTTGAAGCAAATTTTGATAGTTTTCCGATTCAAGAGTTGCAACGCTTGGGATATACGAACCAATATGTGAGGGAAAGGCAGGATACTTATACAGGTAGCTTGGAGAAACGTTTTGGATTTAAGACGACTTTGATTACAAGACCGACGATTCTTTCGAATTTGATTGAGATTGTGAGGGAACATATAGAATTGATAAAGGATAAGGATACTTTAGAGGAATTGCTGACGATTGTTCGCAATGAAAAAGGAAGAATAGAGGCACCAGAGGGACGGACATGATGACCAGATGATGGGATTGGCAATTGCTTATGAGATAAGGACACAGGTTGTTTTTGATGAAGAACCGATTGAGATGAGGCATGAGTATAGTTTTAATATTGAGAAACGAAATGATGTAGAAAGAGATTATGGGGAGGATTTGCAAATTATATGAATGATATTTTGTTGGTGTTGATAGTGGGTAGTATGAACCTACTATCTTTTTATTTGGGTGCAAAATTAGGAAGAAAAGAGAATGCGGAAGGGATAAAATTGCCAAACTTAAATCCAATTGCCAAGTTGGAAGAATACAAAGAGAAAAAAGAGGAACAGAAAGAACGTGAGAAAGATGATATTATCAGGCAAAATATTGATAATTATGATGGAACAGAAGAAGGGCAAAAGGATATACCAAGATAAAGAGGTGTGATAAATGGATATAAAAGAATTAAAAGCAACTGATACGTGGGAACTATACGAACGTGGACGTAATTTTATGCGTACGAAGAATATATTTTCCGATACAGATAAGAATTATCGTTTTTATAATGGGAACCAGTGGGAAGGTGCTAAGATTGAGGGAATTGAACAGGCACAATTTAATTTTATTGAAACGATTGTGGACCATAAAGTAAGCACGATAAATGCGAATCTTTGGGGAATTAATTATTCGAGTGAGAATTACGAAAATAGGGAGTTTCGAAAGACAGCGGAAAAGACATGCGAATTATTGAATAAGAGGGCGTCTAAGTTGTGGGAAAAGGATAACTTAGATGATATGATACGAGATTTCTCTACAGATAGCGCAGTAAATGACGAAGGTATTTTGTATGTGAATTATGATGAAGAGACACAAAATCCGACGACAGAGTTGCTAAGTAAAAATGATGTACAGTATGGAAATGAGAATGATGATGATATTCAGAGTCAGCCATATATTATTGTGAAACAAAGATTGCCACAAATTACGGTTGAAGAAATGGCAAAGGCAATGGGATTAAGCGAGGAAAAAATGTCTCTATTAAATGTAGATGGTGATAATTTCGAAGAGGCAGGAGAGGAGGCGAAATATGAAAAGGATAATATGTGCACGTTGGTTACGAAGATGTGGAAAGAAAATGGGACGGTGCATTATACGAAGTCGGTTAAGTATGTGGAAATAAAGAAAGATGTTGATACGGGCTTGCATTTATATCCTCTAACGCATTTTTGCTGGAAGAAGAAAAAAGGTTATGCAAGAGGTGAGGGCGAGGTTCGTTATTTGATTCCAAATCAAATTGAATTGAATAAAACGCTGGCAAGAAGTTTATTGTCTGTGAAACAGAATGCTTATCCACAGAAGGTTGCGAATATGGATAAGATACAGAATGCAAATGCGGTAACACAAGTGGGGGGTATTATTAAGACCAAAAACGGAATGCAAGTGGATGATGTGAGAAAGATATTTGGTTATGTTCAACCGGCACAAATGAGTACAGATGTGCAAACGATGATTCAAAATTTGATTAATATTACAAGAGAATTAAAAAATGCTTCTGATGTGGCAACAGGTGGAGCAGACCCGGAAAAGGCGTCTGGCAAAGCAATTTTAGCAATACAGAACGCAAGTAAACAGCCGATGAATAAACAACTTAGTAGTCTAAAGAGAAGTATTGAGGATTTGGCTCGTATTTATTTGGATATGTGGGTTGTGTATACGCCAGATGGAATTGTTTTGGAAGATGCTGAGAAAGATGAACAAACGGGGGAGGAATACACACAATTAATAACTGTTCCAGCGAGTGTTATGCAAGAGTTGCAGGCTTCGGTTAAGATTGATATTACACCGAAGGGGGCTTTTGATAAGTATGCACAGGAGTTGTCATTGGAGAATTTATTGAATGCAGGATATTTTTCTATGCAGAGATTGCCGGAGCTTAAGTTGTATGTAAATGCCTTAAGTGATGATAGTGTTATGCCGAAACAGAAGTTGATGTTGATTATAGAAGAACAAGAGGAAGAACAAAGAAAGATTGCGATGATTAAACAGCAGGCACAAATGATGCAGTATCGAGCAAGCCAATTTTTGAATAGTGATGTGGATTCACAGGCAATGCAAATCGATGAGGCAAGCAGAATGTCGAATGCGAATGTTGAGCAAGCTGTATAACACTAGAGAAATCTAGTGCTTTTTTGTGTCCAAACCATGTGTATGACTTTAAACTGCTATCAAGAGATTATAGTCGACAGACTTTAAATGGGGGAAATTAAATGGATGAAGATGAAATGTTAGAAACAACTAACGAAGCTGAAAAGGTAGATACTTTGACTACAGAAGAAAGAGAAGGAGAAGGAACGCTTGAATCCGCTGAATTTACAGATGATACGGGAGATGTAAAAGAAGAAAATGAAGCAAAGTTTAGTCAAGATGATTTAGATAGGATTGTCAAAGATAGATTATCGAGGCAAGAAACAAAAATTCGCGAGGAGTTTGAACAGAAGTATGGCAGATTGGAAACAATTGTAAATGCTGGGCTTCGGAACGAATAATTTGGAGGACGCTACGGAAAAAATGGCGAATTTTTATAAGGAGCAGGGGGTTGAAATTCCCGAGGCAAAGTTGACTCCAAGGCAAGAGCAAATATTGGCGGACGCGGAAGTGAAAGACATTATTGAAGATGGATATGATGAAATCGTAAAGAATGTTGATTATTTAGCGAGAAAAGGCGCAGATAAGATGACGTCGAAAGAAAAACTGATATTTACAAAACTTGCTGAGGAGAGAACAAGGCAAGAAGGAATTAAACAACTTGCAGAAATTGGAGTAGGTAAGGAAGTTTTAGAGGATAAAGAGTTTATCGAGTTTTCTAATAAACTAAACCCTAACTTATCCATGAAAGAAAAGTACGAGATGTACGAAAAATTAAAACCAAAAAAGAAAATTGAAACAATAGGAAGTATGAAGGGGAATGATTCGAAGGATACAGGGATGAAGGAATTTTATTCGTTCGAGGAAGCCAAAAAACTGACTCGTGAAGATTACTTGAAAAATCCTAAACTTTTGGATATTGTGCAAGCTTCATCTTCTAAATGGAATTAAAAAAAGAAAGGAAAGTGATAAAATATGGCAGTAGAGCATTTTTTAAGAGAGGTATGGTCAGCAAAAATCCAAATGGGATTAGATTTAGAGGCGAATTTAGTATCGCATTGCACAAAAGAATATGAAGGAGATGCAAAATATGCAAAAACAGTAAGAATTTTAGCAGTTGGTGAACCAACAATAGATGGATATCATGGAACTGTGGATTATGAAGATATGGATGATGAAAAACAAAACTTGGATATTGATATTCAAGAGTTTTTCTCTTTCAAAGTTGATGATGTAGACAAATCTCAAAGTATGCCGGGATTAGATACAGCATACCAAAAAAGAGCGGTAAAAAGATTAGCACAAAGAAGGGAAGTTTATGTAGGAAGGTTAGTTGCTGGAAAATTATTAAATACGGCAGATGAGGCAAAAGCAACATATTCTAAAACAACAGATACAACATTGATTCCATATAAAGATTATTATATAAAAGATACTAATAATAAATATAAAAGAGTTAAAAAACCAGTATTGGCTGATATAGGAAATTACTACGAAATTACGAATGGTAACTTTAAAGAAGGGGCTGAAAATGTAACTATAGCAACTGCTAAAACACAAACAGCAGTAAAAACAGCAATTGATACTGCTTTGACTAACCTAAGATTGAGAAACAATAGTGAAGGGGGATATTTGGAGATTGACCCTGTAACTTATAATACGTTTAAAAATAATCTAGTTGAGTTATCTACTAATAACCCAGAAATGATAAGAAAAGGTGTTGTAGGTATGTATGATAGCTATACAGTAACTAGAACAAATGCGATTTGTAGAGATTCATCAAAATATTATTGTTTTGCCCATAGTGGAGCAGCAATAGCATTTGTTGGACAAATTAATGAAGTTGAAGCTTTAAGATTAGAGTCAACATTTGCAGATGGTATTAGAGGACTTGATACTTATGGAATGAAAATTATAGCACAAGAAGAGTTAGAAAGAATTGATATTCCTGTAGGTACAACCTCAAGTACTACAACACAAACAACAAACCCTACAACGTAATCTAAGAGAGGCTGAGCCTCTCTTTTTATATGCCATAAAGGAGAATCTGGTTCGAATCCAGAAATGGTAGAAGGAGATTAAAATTATGAAAAAAGAAGTGTATGTTTTGTTGCCAGAAACGAAATGTTGGTATGGAGTTAAGGTTGATAAGAATACAAGATTAACATTTGAGAACGAATTTGTTAAACAAAGAATTGAAGATTTAGTTTTGCATTCAGATACGATAGAAGAAAACGAAGAATTTAAAAGTGAGGTTCATTTAAAAGTAAATTTAAAAGAAGGAGATATTTTATTACTAGAAGAAGAAAAAAGAGGATATTTTTTGCCAAGAGATATACCAATTGGAACAATAGATGAGGCTTTTAGTGAACTTGATTTTTTAAGAAAGCAAATCAATAAGATAAAGGAGTAGAACATGACCTTAGAAGAATTTAAAGGAAAAGTTTATCAGTTAATTGAAGAATATAATGAAAATGCAGAGGATTTGACGGATGACCAAGATTTGTCGGCTAAGATGAATAGTGTGATAAATAACGTTATGAATGAAGTGGCAAGGATAAAGAAAATAGATAGCTATGTGGCAATGAATATTGAGTTTGAGGATGGCGAAAATTTTCGTATGATTGATTTGAAGGATGTTGATAAAAAACTGTATCAAATTAATGTGATTCGTGGTGTGGAGTCTCAAGTTGATGGAACAAAGATAATCTTTTTTACAGAAGGAAAGGCGCATATTTTTTATTATAAATACCCTGTTCAAATTGATGAGGAAACAGATGATGATTATGTGTTTGAACTGGATAATGAGTGCTTAGAGATAATGGTTTACGGTGTGGCAGGAGATTTATTGAAGGCAGATGTTTCGGCAAATTATGGAAAATTGTATTCGGAAAGATATGAACAGATGTTGGGGCGTTTGGATCCAAGGAGAGCAATGGGAAGTTTGTATATAGATGGGGGAATTAGTGTATGAGTTCTACATTGAGTAGTCAAGCCAGTCGGAGGATTGATTTTTCGAGAGTATAAGAAGTTTTGTGGGGTTGATTTTAGTAATCGTAGAGATGAGGTTTCATTGATTCGTTCGCCAGAAGGCTTAAATATGTGGAAGAATTATAAGGGAAGTAATGGTTTATGTGTGGAGACAAGACCTTGCACGGAACTTGTAAAAGAATATGCTGAAAGAATTTATGGAATGTATTTTTATAATGGGCATAGAATCGTTCATTCGGGTAAGAGGTTGTATGATGATGAAAAAGTGATTTTTGAAGATTTGGCAGAAGAAAAGAGTACGTTTTTTATTTTTAAGGGATTGCTTTATATTAAAGATGGAAAAAAGTATTTGGTGTATGATGGCGAGGAAGTAAAAGAGGTTGTGGGGTATATTCCTACGACAACAATTAGCAAGAGCCCAAGGGGAAATGGAAAAGTTTATGAGGATGTAAATTTGCTGACAGGATTTCGAAAGAATGAGTTTTGCGCAGATGGAAAGTCGACAGAGTATTTTTTGGATGTGGAGAGTTTTGATGAGGGGTCAAGTGTCCGAGTTTGGGTGAATGGTTCTGAATTGAAAAGTGGTTTTACGGCATATTCACGAAGTGGAAAGGTTGTTTTTGCGAAAGCACCGGAAAAACCGATGACGGATGGGCAAGATAATGTGATAATACAGTTTGAAAAAACGATAAAGGGTTACCGAGAGAGAATAGAAGGTTGCAGATTGGTAGAGGTTTTTGATAATCGTGTGTTTTTTGCAGGAAATCCAGAGTTTCCGAATATGCTTTGGCATTGTTCGTTGGATAATCCGTGTTATTGTAGTGATTTGGATTATTATACGGAGGGGACAGAGGATTCGAAGATTAAGGCGTTGGTGGCTGGAAATAATAGTTTGTGGGTGATGAAGGAGCCTTCGGAGTCGAATACGACGATATTTTATCATAATCCAGTTGTAGATAGTGAGTATGGAAAGATTTATCCGAGTACGCATTCTAGTATTTCGACGGGTTGTGTGGCAACGGGAATTAATTTTAATGATGATATTTGCTTTTTTAGTTGTAGAGGTATGGAAAGTATTTCGGGAGATGTGACGACGGAGCAGGTGGTTGTACATCGAAGTTCTTTCGTGGATAGCCGATTGTTGAATGAAATAAATTATAATGATTTGATATTGACAGAGTGGGAAGGCTATTTGCTGGTTATTATGGATAATAAGATCTATTTAGCGGATTCAAGGGGGAAACATACCTTGAATGACCATTGGGAGTATGAATGGTTTTATTGGGAATTGGAGGAAAAGATTTCAAGTGCTTTGGTAAAAGATGGAGTGCTTTTTTTGTGTAGCGAGAATAAAGTTTTTTCATTAACCAATTATGCAGAGGATAGAGAGATTGTGTCTTATTGGTGTACGATGGCGGATGAGATGAATTATCCGCAGATGTGGAAGACGACGAATAAGAAGGGGACTGTGGTTGATTGTGAGGGAGAAAAGATTACGTTGTTGGCGAAAAGAGATAATGAGAGTTTTGCTAAGATTGGAAGTTATAATACGAAAGGAAAGGGATATTTTAAGCCAAGGATTAAGGCGAAGAAGTTTAAGAGTGTGAGTTTGAGGTTTGAGTCGGAGTTGCCGTTTTCTTTGTATAGTTGTACGTTGGAGGCTTATATTGGAAATGTGGTGAAAAGATAGGAAGGAGTAATGAATGAGTTCAATTGATTATAATGATGAGCGTTTTGCTCAGGTTGAGGCACAGAAACAAGCGACAATGAATAAGGTTTCGGATACTTATAATGGAATGATTGGAAATACGGATTCGTATTATAATGATTTGAAACAGGCGACGCAAGATTATGAGACGAAACAGACGGAGTTACAGCAGGCAAGAACAGACCAAACGATTAAGGAGATTAATCAGAGTAAGGAGCAAGCGGAGAAGGATTATTTGAAAGAGCAAAAGGCATCGTATGCAGATTATGCAAAGCAAACAAATGCCTATGGTGCAAATGCAGAACAAATGGCGTCGGCAGGCCTTGCTGGTTCTGGATATAGTGAGAGTTCTAGGGTGAGTATGTATAATACGTACCAAAATCGTTATGCGGTCGCAAGGGAGAGTTATAATCAAGCGATCATGAATTATAATAATCAAATTGCACAAGCAGAGCTTGCTAATAGCAGTGTTTTGGCGGAGATTGCTTATAATTCACTTCAAAAACAATTGGAACTTGCTTTGCAGGGATTCCAATATAAGAATACATTGCTAACGAATAAGTTGAATACAGAATTGGATGTGGATAATAGTTACTATACACGTTATCAAGATGTGGTAAATCAGTTAAATACGGAGAGGGCATTTGATGAACATGTGAGACAATTTAATGAACAAATGGCATATCAAAGACAAAGAGATGCAGTGGCGGATAGCCAGTGGCAACAACAGTATGCATTGTCGAGAAAAAAAGCTAATGCCTCTGGTTCTAAGGTGAAGACTAATTTTTCGGACAATAATCTTGGAACTGGGGGCGATTTTTCGAGCAAGAAAGACAATAACGTAGAAGTAGGAAAACTAGGTGCTGATGTTATCTACATTAAGAAAAATGGACAGTACTATACATTAAATATTACAGATAAAGCAACAAATGATGATGTATTGAAATGGGGCAAACAATATGGTGTAGATTTGTCAAGTTATTTGAATTAAGGAGAAGAATATGGCGGTTGATTTGAGTAAATTTAAGAAACACGAGAAGTATCGAGAGGATTTTGGAAGTGGCGTAAGGGACGTAATTCCTGCACCAGTTGTAAAGAAAGAAAAGAAAGAAATTATGCTTGCGCCAGTTATGAATAGTAATCAAGTTGCAAAAAATATTTTAGATGGAAATCAACAAGTTCTTATACCAACGAAAGAAGATATTCAAAAAATGACATCTCAAAAGATGAATGATAGTGGATATAGGCAAAATGGAGAAAAAAATACAAAACAAACGATGATTGCTCCAATTATGAACCAAGAGAATAAAAAAACAGTAACACCTTATCAAGAAAATAAAGAAGTCGTAAAGGATAATCTTAATAAAAAATGGTATGAAAGAATATTACAAGGGTCTGAAATTTATGACGATAATTTAAGACATTTTAAAGATGGTTATCAATTTGGAGATGTAACAAAAACAGGTTTGGAATACATTGGCGATACAGTAGCAACAGGAGTAGGAACAGTTGCTGATTTAGGGCTAGGATTCGCTAAGGGAGTCGCTGGAATTGGCGAGGGTACTGGTAAAGCAATTTCCGGGGCAGTAGCACAGGTTGCAGACTGGACGGGACATGATGAGTATGCTAACAAAGTTAGAAATCGTCTGGCTGGAAGAGAAGATGGAGCATTTGACCAAAAGTATTTGCCAACAGAAATGATTCGTTCTGCACAAAATAAAGTTGATAAAGCGTCCATTGCTGGAGAATATGCGGACAAAGCAAGTGAATCAATTGGTTATATGGGCGGATTAATGGTTTTAGAGTCGATGGCTCCCGGAGTAGATACTGCTACGATGTTTTTAAATTCTACAGGTCATACTTTAGCGGAGGCATATGCAAGGGATGAGAATGTAGAAGATTGGCAAGCATGGACAAAAGCAATTGGTAATGGTGCCTTTGAAACATTGATTGAAAAGTCCTCTGGTTTGCTTGGTGGTAAAGGAATGGGCGAAAAAATTGCGGAGAGAATTTCAAAACAAATTTCGTCTGGAGCAGGTAAAGTTTTATCTAAAATGGTGGGTACTGCTACAGATGAAGCACTCGAAGAATTTAAGTCTTATTGTGCAAACTGGGGCTTAGATAGATGTATAGATGCAGTAAGTAAAGCGACTGGAAGCGATGTGAAGTTTAGCGAAGATTGGAATTGGAGTGAGGTTGGAGAAGCAATGGCTCTTGCATTTGCAACTTCTTCAATCATGGGAGGAGTACAGGCTAATAATATACAAAGTCAAGAACCTCAAAACATGAAGCCACAAGCTACAGAAATGCAAAATAACAAACTTTTACAAAACAATAGACAAATTACTCAAGCAGATAATAAAGTGGCAAAAAATGGAAATACAGAGCAAATAAACGAAAATAAACGCAATTACTTAAATAGTGCACAAAAATACAATATAGATATCAATAATAAAACAGTAACATCAATTTATGAGATAGCAGAAAGGAGAGGAATCCAAACAACATTTGATGATACTGTTTTTTCTAATACAAGCCAAAATGCAATCTGGAAAATAAACGAAGATGGTACAAGACAAGTAATACTAAACGCAAAGGCAGATACAAAACAAACCTTACAAAGCGTAATGATACACGAATTGACGCATGATTTTGAGGGTTCGAAAGAATATAACGCTTTACATGAAATGGTACTAGAAAAAATGCAAACGCAAGAAGGCTTTAACGAAGCCTTAAAAAGCCTCAAAGAAACTTATTCCCAAGTATATGACCCAAATTCAAAAGAGTTTAACCAATTAGTAGAACAAGAAGCAGTAGCAGACTTCTTAGGCGAAAATTTAGGCAATCAAGAGTTCATAAATGAATTAATCCAAAAACAGGATAGAAACACAGTACAAAAAATTTATGATTGGGTAGTAGATAAGGTAAAACAATTTAAAAACAAAATCACAGGCAATGAAGAAGCCCTATACTGGCAAAAGGTGAAGAATGCTTTTGAAAAGTCGTTTAATGAAATGTATCAAAGAAATAATATGGTAGAAAATGTTAAATATCATATTAGCAAGAATTTAAGTAATGATATAGATAATGTTTTAAGAGGAAACTATAATGCTAGTGAAGATGTTAAATTAAGAGATTTTACCCCTAAAATATTAGTAGATACTGGTATAAGAGATTTGCCTATGCTGATGAATCAAAGCCATTTAAAAGATAATATTTTGAGTGCAACAAAAGCAAGAAAGTTGGGAATCTTTAATAAAGATGCAAATTATCACAACTTAGGAAAAGAAACTTTTATAAAAGCTATTGATAGCCTTGATAATCCCATTATGGTGATGAAATCAATTAGTAAAAACAATAATAAAAATACTTATGTTATAGTTACAGATGTTCAAAATCAAAATGGAGAACAAATAATTGTTCCAATTTATTTAGAAGGAAAAGGAAATTATAATAGTATAAGAATTGATACTAACAAGGTGAAACCAATATATGGAAAAAGTATTATAAAAGATTTGAAAATGTTTTCTATAATGAAACTTTTCTATATCATGAAGAAGAGTTTTTATCAGATCGTAGAGATAAATACAATCTAATTTACTTATATAGCCCAAAAATAAAAATATATCATAAAGAAGGTCAATCAAGTAAGATGATTGATAGCAGGGAAAGAAAACTTTTTATCTATAAGAACAGAAAGGAGTCTTTAGAAAAATTAAAAATATTGAAGATAGGGAGAAAAGAAAATGAAAAAAATTAGTGTTATTATACCAAATTACAATTATGCAAATTATATTAATGAGAGATTAGAATCAATTATTAATCAGACTTATCCAGTTC